TTAACCAAGACGCGTTAGGAACAGATGGAACTACTCCAATTGTAAAAGCTAATGCAACAAGTGGTGATGTTGTAGAAGACCTAAGTGGTTTGTCTTACAAACAACTAAGAGACTTACAACACAAGATAGATCAAGGTGACACTGCAGGTGTGCCAAGAGAACTACTTGGAAACTAAGAATAAATAATTTATTATTGAAAGAACGAGGAGAAATTAATTATGGCTACAAATCCATCATTATCTGAGTATATCGCTCAGTCTCAAAGAGGTCTATACTCGTCTGTATTCGGACCAGAATACTTACAGAAACAGACTTACTTTACAGTGGACACTGCTACAGGTATTTTTAACACTACCTATGGTAGAAAAGTTTGGCATGCATTAAACAACCAAACTCGTTTCTTCAATGCTATCCCAAGAACTGTTTGGGGTAACACAGCTGGTTGGAGAATCAGGACAGACAGAGGTAGTGGAAGATCACGACCTGTGACTGAGACTGGTGCTCTACCTACAGTTGATGTTTCAGACATCGCAAACGTAGCTAGTTTACCTAGAATCGTTTCAACTACTTTCGGTGCTTCAGTGAAATCAGTATTCACTGCACAATTAGAAGGTGGTGTTGGTGATGTTCTTGCATTGGAAAACGAAAACGCACAGCTCGACCACGTTAAAGAAATGAACGAAGAGCTATTAGCAGGATCAGGATACGTTGTATCCGCTGGTTCAACTACTTCAGGTACTGTACCAGCATCAGTTGCTAAGAACATTAAGGTAGGTGACAAGGTTGCTTACTTCGACACATCTGCAAACGACTACATTGACTCATCTGGACTAGCAGTTTCAGCAGTAAACACATCTACGGGTGCTATTACTCACGGAACTGCATCAGCTACTATTGCTGACGGTGACGGTATGATCATTGTAGAAAGAGCAGGACTAACGTCTATTGATGACGTAGTACAATTTGATGGTGCACCAGTAGGTGGATCATTCGACACAAACGCAAACTTCGCAGCAAACGGTGGAGTAAGGGCGTATGACTTAACATTCGGTGACAGACCTTCCGGACAATGGAACGCTGCTGCTACAGTTAAGCACAACAGTGGAGTAGGTAGAGAACTATCTCTAAACTTACTTGACGATTGTATTCAAACAGTAAGAACTAATGGTGGAGAACCAAAACTAATCGTTATGGGACACGACCAATACTTCAAGCTAGAGAGATTACTACAATCACAACAGAGATACTTAGGACAGGAAGAGTACCAAGTTGGTGTAGGTTCTGAAAGAACTTTCCCGGGTACAAGAACTGGTCTAGTTCTCGCTACTTACCAAGGTATTCCAATTCTACCAGATGCTGACACACCAAAAGGTGTAGCAACAGATGACTCAGTATTGGGTTCAAACGTATACGTTTTGGACACAGACTACCTTGAAATAGCTGTGGCACAACCAACACAGTATATAGAAAACAGAGACTACTTCGCAGCTAATGCTCTAGTAGTAAGAGGTTTACTATACACTATGGCAGAAATGCGATGTCACAACTTCTTCACACAAGCTAAGATTACTGACTTAAACGCGTAGTCTAACTTGGAAAGAACATTTTGATGGGTTGGGGAGCTAGTCTCCCCACCCATTTTATAAAAGGAGAAATTAAATTATGGCAATTACAATCACAAATCCCGGATCATCCTCTCCTGTAGTTGGTGTTCCCGGAAACGTAAAGTATGTAATTAAAGATATTACTTTCGATGACTCGTATCCAACTGGTGGTGAAGGACTTTCTGCTACTCAATTAGGATTAGAGGAAGTATACATTGTTCTTATTTCACAAAAGTCTGACGGTTATGTAGTACAATATGACTACAGTAACGAAAAGTTAGAGATTTATGAAGCAGGTGCAGATGGTGCTGCATTAGATGAATTAGGTGACACAGCAGATGCTAGTGGTATCGGAATCAGACTAATCGCTTACGGAAAATAAATAATATATAAAGAGCTGCCTATATTATATTTGGTGGTATCATCATATAGTTATAAGCTATATGGGCAGCTTCTTAGACATCCTGATAGATTAGGATAGATTTAAAGGAGAATTAAATGGCAGGATTCACAAACAGCTACTCAAATTCATGGGAATGGAAAGAGTGGAATACTGATCCCAGCACTCGTACCTCAGTTGCACCACTAGATAGATATGTGGCTCTTAGTGGGTCAGTAGGAACATCCGCAGCAGACGCAGTAAATATTTATGCTGGTCCATATTATAATTTGGATCAAGGAAACACGTCTGCTAACTTAGAATTAGCTACGACTGGTTCACCGGGAATAAATAGAATATTAAATCCATCAATAGAGGACACAACTATAACAGAATTTACAGCAGATGGATCAGCTATATCAAGAACAACTGGAGCACCTTTCTTAGGGTCAGCAGAACTTACAGCAAACCCAGCAAACTCTGCAGCCAAAGAGGGTTTTTATGTAACTACAGATTCTGTAGGAGCAGGAGCAGCGGGTGATACATCAGGAAACACCCCGACTTATATTGTAGCATCTGGAATGGTAAGAGGAGCATCAGCATCAGGAGATGCAGTAATGCAGATTACAGACTCAAGCGGGACTGTATTAGCTACTGGTGAAGCAGTTAGTTTAACAACTAGCTACCAAACAATAAAAGTAACTTATAATATACCAGCTGGAACTACACCAGCAACATACAGAGTTAAATGGTGTTCCAACACACAACACAACATTAACATGTTATTTGATGCACTTATGTATGATATTAGACATGATTCACATGTACCAGATTACATAGATGGAAACCTCGCAGGTGGTAATACTTATGAATGGGAAGGCTCAGCAGACCTTTCTAGATCAAGACACATCTCACCTATAGGTGTAATAAGACATGTTAAGATTAAAAACACACATGGTTCACAGAATCTGTTCGTTGCATTTGATGCTACAGCAGAAGCCTCTGCTACTTGTTTAAAATTAGCGGCAGGTGAATCATTTGAAACAAGTCACCCAATAGATTTCAGGAAGAACATTTCAGTAATCGGTAGTGGTGCATCAACAACTTACGAAGGAATAGTATTTGGAATACATACTCCAATAGGATAAAATTATGACTACAATGACTGCAGAAAAAATAGTAAATACTAACAGGGACATGTATCAAAGCGTGTCTGAAGATGCTACCATTTCTTTATTGGAAAAGGCAGAAGGTGGGAAAGTAACAATCAAAGATATCACTAATGCATTAGATGAATTTAAAAGATTGCACAAAGCTGGAATAGCATCGCCTGCAGAAATTATGACATTACACCGAGCTTACCCTGATAATGAACTTTATCAGAAGGAAGCAAGGAAGCTGGAAAAACGAGAAATCGAACCAGTAGTATTAGGAGGTCCCGCCTCTGTTGAATTAGTAGACAGAGAGGGACACCTGATCACAACAAGTGCTTTAGGAAAGGCATTTGAGAACTATATGAAAAGTTTTAGGACTAGGAACGCTATGGTTCTACACTCTGATGTCCAAGTAGGTTGGGCTTTACCAGCTTACATCAATAAGTCTGGACAGATATTTAAGAGTGGTGTAAATGATAATGGTCTGTTCTTTATTACTGAGATGAGAAATGATACAAAGATCTCTGACAGAGTAAAGGAACAGATAAACGAAGGAAAGCTAAAGTCATACTCTATTGCTGGATCAGCAACTAAGATGCAAAATATGACTAAGGGCTTACAATCTTACATGCAAGTAGATGACTTGGAACTCGCAGAAGTAACAGTATGTGAAAAAGGAGTAAATCAAGGAGCATCTTTTGACTTATTAAAATCAGAACAACCAGCACAGAAATCATGTGCTGATGGAAGCTGCCTAACAAAGTCAGCTCCTGAACCAAGAGAGGAAATAAACATGGTATTGAAATCAAATGGAAACGTAGACTTCACCCAGACTTTCTTTAATTGGCTTTCAAAAGAGAATGGGAAAGCAACTGATCCTCTAGTAGGAGATAAGATGTTTGCTGTTCTTGAAAACTACAGGGGTAGAGAAAAGGAACACCACAATCAATTAGATAGACAAGGTTTTCCAAAGGAACTAGATCCTGAATTTGCTAGAGTAACACCAGTAATGGAAAACCCTAACTACTTCCCATGGGTTGTAGGAGAAGCAGGTTCTAAACTTGGACCAAAGAGATATCAAG